GGCATGGACGCTAAAAATCTGATCGACCAACTCAAGGCCCTGGGCCTGTCTCAGTACCGCATCGCAAAGGATACGGGGCTGAGCGAATCCACGGTATCGCTCATCAGCCGTGGGATGCGCACAGGTGGGCTACACAGGACGGTAATGTCCCTTCAAGCACTCCTGACGATGGAGCAGGCGAAGAAAGCACGGGAAGCGAAATGTCAGAACACCGACGCATCCGCGTAACTCCCGCCACCAGGCAAATGTTGGTGCAGGCCATGCTCACGGCTCCTGATGGCCACTTCGTCACTATCCAAGAGCCTAACCGCAGCCTGAACCAGAATGCCAAGCTACATGCTCTTTGTGGCGATATCGCGGCGCAAATGAAGTGGATGGATCGCAAGCTTGGCGTTGAAGACTGGAAGCGTCTGTTGGTGGATTCTTGGCTTCGAGAAACGAACCGCATGCAGCTGGTGCCATCGCTTGACGGGAAAGGTGTTGTTGCTCTTGGCCAGCAAACGCGCACGCTAGGGGTCAAGGATATGGCTGACCTGATCGAAAGCATCCAGGCTTTCGGAGCCATGAATAGTGTTCAGTGGTCTGATGACCCTCATATCCCAGGGTGGCATAAATGAAAGGCAAATCTCCCTCCGCTGCTCAGAAGCGGTTCCACGACGCATTATGCCAGCAAGGTTGCGTGGCCTGCCGGATCGACGGCATCGGCAATTTCAACGTGTCGGTGCATCATATAGATGGCCGCACGAAGCCGGATGCGCATTGGCTCGTCTTGCCTTTGTGTGCCGGGCATCACCAAGAGAATACCGGAGCGCCTGGCCTGATCGCGGTCCACCCCTGGAAGACCAAATTTGAAGCTAGCTACGGCAAGCAGCGCACGTTGCTGCAATGGGCCATCGAACGTTTACAGGCTTCTGGCTACGAAGTGCCAAAAGATGCGCTCGAAGCCGCAGGTTTCAGTTGATTTTTATGCAGTAGTAAGTAAGATAGTACCTGCTAGTCGTAATACACCAAGGCACCCGTTTGTTGTCGAAACCAGGCGGGATTCCATGTCTATACAAATGCTCATTAGGAGGGGCGAGTCTACCCGTAAGGGCCTCACCCTGAATTTGTACAGGGGTTTCGACCCCCTCTCCTAATGAGCTGGAGAACTTCCATGCCATCATCCCCTCGGCGCGGCATTCGCAGCGCTATCAAATCCCTCACCATGCGCCTGTACGTCAACGGCTACCTTAGCCCGGTGACGGTCATTCGCCTGTTCAAAATATTCGATCTCAAGGCGGAATGACCATGAGCTTCCAAGCTATGACGTGGGCTGTCGAGCAGGATTTGCCCTGCACGCAAAAAATGGTTCTCCTGATGCTGGCTAATCGTGTGAACGGTGATACCGGCTGCTGCATTCCTCGGATCAAGCTGCTGGCATCTGATTGTGGCCTTTCGGAAACGGCAACGAAGAACGCATTGAAGTCGTTGGTTGAGCGCGGAGTGATTTCTGTTGAGCAAAGATTCCAGGAAGGCATCCAACTTAGTAACTCGTATAAGTTGAATATACTGGTGTCTGAGGTGGGTCGTAATACGCCGGGGGTGGGTCGCCAAACGCCTACAGAACCAGGAAGTTTTGAACCAGGAAAGGAACCTAAGGAAATCCTGGACTACCTGAACCAAAAAACCGGGAGCAATTTCAAGCCGGTCGAGACTAACCTGAATCTGGTGAAGGCAAGGTTGAAGGAAGGATTCACGGCTGACGAAATCAAGGCTGTGATTGACGCGAAGGTTGGGCAATGGGGCGATGACGAGAAGATGGCCCAATACCTCAGGCCGGAGACTTTGTTCGGTGCCCGCAAGTTTGCTCAATATGCTGGCGCACTTGATACGACGGGCTCATGGTGGGTGAAGGCAGGGTTTGAGCACGAGTACGAAGCGATCAACACAGGGTGTACGGAAAAGACGGCGTACCTGTGGCGCAACGGTAAGAAGGGAGAGAACAATTGAACGCAGCAGAACTTAGCCAGAAAATGGCGGAAGACGCAGCCCGAATCGCTGAATACCTGCTTCCGGCTGGCAAGAAGGCCTCAGGAGAGTGGAAAGTAGGTGGGGTAGGGGGTGAGCCAGGGTCATCCCTTTCAGTGCGTCTTACGGGCTCTAAACGCGGCGTATGGAAGGACTTCAATACTGGTCAGGCTGGAGACCTGATCGACCTGTGGTGCGCGGTCAGGATTCTGTCTGTCGGCCAAGCTATGGCGGAAGCCAAATCCTTTCTTGGAATCCGGGATTCCATGCCAAAGAAGGAGCGCCAGGCCTACAAACGTCCGGCCAAGCCTACCGCCTACAAGCCTCGCAGTCCCGTGAAGGACTGGTTTGCTACCCGGGGAATCACGGAGGAAACCCTAGAGGCCTTCAAGATCGCAGAGCAGGAGCGAAGCGGGAAGTTTTATGCGGTGTTCCCGTATTTGCGTGAAGGCGAGTTCGTCAACGCCAAGTACCGCAACGTTTCGGACAAAAAGGACATGCGGCAGGAAGGCGGCGCGGAACCGTGCTTGTTTGGATGGGACCTGATCGACCCTAAAGCTCGTAGTGTGGCTATCTTTGAAGGCGAGATAGACGCCATGACGGGGCATCAGGTAGGGATCCCGTCCCTGTCGGTCAACGCTGGCGCTGGCAATCACCAGTGGATTGACAGTGACTGGGACCGTCTGGAGAGGTTCTCGGAAATCTACCTGTGCTACGACAATGACGATGCCGGCCAGAAGGGGGCGCGCGAAGTCGCTAACCGTCTGGGCCTGGAGCGGTGCAAAGTCGTCGTGTTCGACAAATGCAAGGACGCTAACGAATACCTGTTGTCCGGCGCCGAGCGGGTGGACTTTGATCATTGTTTGCGTGCTGGCAGGACGTTTGACCCGGACGAACTGCGCCCCGTCTCTGAGTTTTGGGGGCAGATCAAGCATTCATTCTGGCCAAACGGGGAAAAGCTGGTAGACCCGTGTTTGACGTTCAACGGTATCGACCAGCCGTGGTTTCAGTTCCGCAATGGTGAGTTGACGGTGTGGACCGGCTACAACGGCCACGGGAAATCACTTCTGCTCAATCAGGTTTTGATCGGGCTGCAATGCCAAGGTGAACGCGTCTGCGTGTTCTCTGGCGAAATGACGCCGGTTAACCAAGGACGCCGCCTAGTCAAGCAGCTAACCGGACAGGATCGGCCTACACAGGCGTATTTCGAGCATTGCGGGGAGTGGATCGAGGATAAGTCGTGGTTGTTTAACCTGACTGGCACGGCCACCATTGACCGCCTACTGGAAGTTTTTCGCTACGGCTTCAAGCGGTATGGGATCCGCCATTTCGTCATTGATAGTCTGATGATGACGGATGTTCCTGAGGATGGCGCGGGAGCTATGTCCGCTCAGAAGGAGGCGATGCGCAAGCTGGCGGGGTTCTGCCGGGAATTGGGTGTACATATTCATCTTGTGGCGCACCCTAGAAAGGGCGAGAACGAGAAGAAAAGCCCGGGGAAGTTGGACGTTGCTGGCAGCTCGAAAGTGACAGACGCGGCGGACAACGTGTTTTCGGTCTGGTCCGCCAAGAAAGAAGAAGGGGAAAGCCCGGATACTTTTGATGCGATCCTGGAGCTTTTGAAGCAGCGCAACGGGGATGTTCAGGCCAAGAAACTTTGCCTGTTCTTCAACCGACCGGCTATGCAGTTCACGACCAATCCGCAGCGTAGGCCTTATCAATACGTGAAGTACTCCGGTGAACCGGAATACGTCTAAGGGAGAAATCATGCAGGGGAAAACCAACATCCGGCGCGTCTACGAATTCATTTGCGACATGCCGAGTACGTCTCAACAGGTCGCAGACGCTCTTGGGATATCGCTAGAGGAAGTCAAATCGGCGATTCGGGGGCTGAAGGTGAACGAACTCATCTACCAGGCAGTGATCATCTGCATCCGTGGACCACGGGCAATTTGGTGCGAAGTCGGGGAGCAAGTCTCGAATGAGCGCATTGAGGAAGTGCGCCGTAGCCTGGAGAGGGCTTATCCCTCAAAAAAGGGAGGCATGAAGGAGGAAATATACCGGTATCTGGCCAAGAACGGACCGAAGATGGTGTTTGAAATCGTCAACGACTTGCGCCAGAACCAGGAGAGCGTGCGCAAGATGATCAACCGCATGCTAAAGAACGGCGAAATCAGACGTGTCGGCCAAGGGAGAACGGCTGGTGGGCTGGCATCCTACCAGTACGAAGCATGCCCAGGAGGCCTCCGGGGCTCTGTGGTGATCTCTGTTGAGGTAATGCCAGTAGAGCATCAAAAGATGCTGACGGTGCGTGAGAGGATAGGGCGCGTAACGCTGGCCGACAAGACGGTAAAGGCAATGAAGGCTGCTTTCGTGCCTGGTCGGTTCGATCCATTCTTCTCGCTTCGTTGTCAACTTGTGCCATAGGGGTAAGTACTTAGAATAAAGGGCTTTACTCAACCAATAGGAAGAGTATAGTTAAGTTGTGAAGTTAACAGGGAGAGCAAAATGGGAACGAACACACAGATAGTCAGGGTCTATCTGGCTGAGCATGGACCCTCTACAAGCCGGGATGTTGCTCGGAGCACCGGACTGACGGTTCAGAACGTGGACATGGCGTTCAGATCGCTCATCAAGAGCGGCGCCGCCGAGCAAATGCTGGATCGTGTTCCAGCGAAATGGACGTGCAGAGGTTTGCGCATTGTCCGATTGGCCGAAAAGAAGTTGGATCAAAAGTGCTGCGTGTGGGAGCTTCTGCCATACCAAAAGGCGCAGCTGGTAGCGGAATCGGATGCGTTCATTTCCAAGCTCCGTGCTCAGCCGATAGACCCATTTACGCTTTTGAGAATGCACCTGGGAGGGTAATCATGACACTCATACTTTGCTGGCTCGTGGCTTTGTTTTTGGCTGCTGCTGTATTGCTAAATTTCATCGAGTCCAGAAACGAGACGACGGATAACAGTGCAATTGTTTGCATGCTGTTTTCGAGTGGGATCGTGTCTCCAATATTCCTGTTGGCATCGTTTTTCTATCCAAATCTTTAGGAAGAGTAATGAATATCGGCGATAAAGTTCGCGCCCACATCATCCAGAAGTACGGGACGCAGCAGGCGGCAGCCAAGGCATGGGGGGTATCTACGTCAATGGTGTCGCAGGTTGTGCATGGGGTAGTCCAGCCGCCTGCATGGATTCTTGAAGACATGGGGCTTGAGCGCAAGGTTACCTATGTACCTAAGGAAAAATGAAATGCAGGTAATCCTTTCCCATGACGAAGTGCTGGATGCTATCCATGAATATGTTGAGAAAAGGTCGCTATTCAAGGCCCCTTGCACTGTGCAAATCGAACCAGTTGTCAGCGGAAAAGAGATAACCGTAATGATCACGCAGGTAGAGATGAAGGGGGAAGGATGAATAGGTCATTCGCCGCAGGCCGCTTAAAAACTGGCCAGATGAACAAAACGGAGGCTGCCTATGCTGAGTACCTGAAACAGCTTCAGGCGGTAGGGGGGATCCTCTGGCACAAGTTTGAGGGGGTGAAGCTGAGGCTGGCTGACAACACGTTCTACAGCCCGGATTTCGCCGTCATGCAGGCAGACGGCCAGCTTGAGATGCACGAAGTAAAGGGATTCTGGCAAGACGACGCCAGGGTAAAGATCAAGGTGGCTGCTGACATGTACCCGTTCAAGTTCGTGGCCTTGAAGCCACGAGCAAAGAAGCATGGAGGCGGCTGGGAAGTGGAGGAATTCTGATGTGTTCGGGAATTGTTGACATTGCGCTATCAGCGATGATAATCAGCATAGCCATAGCGGTGGCAGTTATAAGTATCGGTGTGTTAGTTGCAATGGTCAGAATATTGATGGACAAAGATTAGGGAGGATTCTTATGTCTACCGTTTTAGCGGTGATTGTCTATTTTGTGGCAGGAATTTGGCTTGGTGTGGCTGCGTTGGCTGGCATATTCGTCACGGTATACCTTGGGAAATCACTGGCAAAAGTATTAAGGGAGAAATGAAATGAGCAAAAAGACACTGATTGACCGCAAGGTTACCCCCGGCAAGTTGCTGGCAGAGAAGGGAAGGCCGTACGTCTTGGACTCCAGCATGCGGCAAGCAGCAGAGAGGGCGAAGTATCAGCCTAAGCTGTTGTCGATGGGAGGGCAGATTACCGACTTCCAGATTTTCTACCGGGACTAAGGATGGAAATATAGCAATAAGAATCATGCACTTACTTGCTAATCCCACATTAAATAGGCATACTGAAGACTGGACCTGACGGGTTCAATTCCAGAGCTTTACCCCCCCGGTGGTGACAGACGCCGGGGGATCTTTTCAAGCATACATTGATAGGGAGCCTCGGGGCGGAAACCGGCCCTCCCTCCGGCGCTTCTCCCTGCGGCACTTCGCCCTTCGTAGGCTCCCTTTCAATATGTGTTTGACGCGTACAGCGATAGTAGGGAATCTATTGG